TCAATCATTCTGAGCGGCTTTCTTCTTTGCTTGTCTGATCGCAATTTCAGCAATCGTTTTGTAGAGATCGTCGAGAGCGCTTGTTGGTTCGTCACATGGAGGAATGACAATGCCAATGAGTCCGTTTTTCCCTTGGATGTATTTTGTGACACGCTCTTTGATATCGACCTCTTGATCTTGCTGGACAGGTGCCTGAGCAGAATCCATATGCCTTGCCCCCTCCTCTGTGCTGCTTAGGTTATGTTTATTCAAGAAAGATCCTCGTAATGTTCCCCTTTTGGAGGGGTGAGTAATTTTTTAATATCGATGATCTTGAAATAATCCAGATTAAAAGCTAGCCTGTAAAACGCTGTCCATCTTATCTTTGCGTAGAGGTCTTTGCTGATCGGCGGGTTAAAGATGAAGTTGTAAACCTTCATATCTGTCACGGTCTCATCCTTCATATATCTTTCTTGAATAAGGAGACGTTCCCGGGGATACAACTTATTCACTGCCCTCTCGACCTTCTCGCAATATTGCTGCCTTGCTTGTGGTTCGTACACGTTGTAAATGGCAACATCGGCGGTCTGATCGCTGGTTACATTTGTAGGCCCATGAAAACGTTCCGTGCTGCTGGCTGTTATACTCGCTTCACGTTCCTCGAATGTAATTGTCTTGAATATGCGGTACTTTTCCAGAGCCGACTCGACAGCTGCCTGGGTTTTCTTCCTATCCAATTCGGGAAGCTCGAATGACATCTGGGTCATTTCTTCACCTCAATTTCTGTTGACTGGAGAAATGTCCCCGGCCGGAGCCGGGGCTTGTTATCAATCAAAACGGCAGATCGTCGTCACCTGGCATCGGCGGGCCGTCTTCCTCAGCTGCCGCAGCAACCTCGTCAATGGTCACTTGATTCTTGTCCTCGACATCTACCGTTCCGTCCGGATTGATCTTGCCGCGTACGCCTTCCCTTGGCTCATTAAACTCCTCGATGCTCATCTGGCTTGGTGCCACCCCAAGTTCTACATTACGACCGGCGAATTCATAAAGCTTTTGAGCCTTTCCCTCCCGGTCCCCTTTAATGCCGAATTTCATGACTGTCTTCTTACTGTCACGCTGCATGGAGATGAACTCGGCCGATACATCCCCGCATACATCATCTCCGCCGACTTTCAGGGAGAGAACCACGATACTTCCGGAGAGCTCGAACAGCTCCATCTCTTCGCCAGCATCCTCGGTCCCCTTGATTTCGAATTTCAGCATCTCCTTTTTGTCATCCTTCTGCATGGACTTAAACAATACGTTCATCGTAGTTTTCATCGGTTATTTCCCCTCTCGAATAATTTTGGAATAATTTCAGCAGACTTGTTCTCTGCGGGTTTTTATGCTTCTGCTTCTCCACTACCTGTAATGATGACCCTGTCACCAATCTGTGGGCCTTTGACCAAGATCCCGACAACCTCATAACTTTTGGTCATAGTGTGGACCCATTCCGATCCATCCTGGACTATTCTTTTTGCCAATTCCCCAAGTAACTCAGGTGCTATCTGAAGGGATTCATAACCTCCGTCTTTAACCATCACTGTTACTTTCACTTTGTATCTCCCTCCCTCCAGGCTGGGGAAGCCTTCCTCCCCTCGATTTAAAAGTCCAGTTCAAGCTGGCCGTCCTTTTCGACGAAGTTCAACGCATCGAGCCGTGCTCGGTACCTCTCGATACTCTCCCGTGAATCTTGAATTCCGTCTTTCTGCCATGGGATAAAGCTCTTGGTCAGATGCTCGATACGTTCTTTTGCGACCTTCGCGTCCTTACCCCTGGCTTGGCGTTCTTCCTCGATTTGCCTTTCAGCTGACGCAATCAGTTTCTCATACTCGCGAATATAAGACTCATTACAACGGATGCAGTATTCCAGCCACTCTCTTTCAGCTGCTTTATCTCTATCGCTCATCGGGATCCTCTCCTTATAGCGAAAACTCCATCTGCCCGGCGCCGACCGCCTCTTTGTACCGTTCAATTGTCAAAGAATTTCCGGAACCCGTGCATAGCTCCGGCAGGTTCGCCCGAACCAGTGCCTCTGCGAACGGCGGCGGTACGGCGTTTCCGCAGCGTGCAACCTGCGCGCTCTTTGGATAACGAACCCCATCAGCGTCCACATCGATGATGTAATTCGGCGGGAATCCCTGTGCCGCAAATAACTCGTGTGGCTCTAGCATCCGCATGCCGATGTCAACAATTTGGTAATCTACGCCGTGTATCGTAACCAAGCCGAAGCGATCCTTTGTTGTGATAGTATGGAGCGGCTCGCCCAGGTTCTGGCCGTTATCAGCACTGCCGTAATATTTGAGTAGGAAGGCTCGAACCTCGCCGAAGTGAAGGCCGCCTGCGGTTATTGTTTGTAGCGGACCAGTAACTGGCTGCCCAATGTTGGTACCACGCATTTTGACAAGATGGCTCGTTACAACGGCGCTCTTTCCACCGCCTCCAGCCGTAACCGTGCCGATCGGTTTGTCGAGTTCGCTTCCCACCGACTCTCCGAAATGCCGAGCAATATGGGCGGTGACAAGACCGTAACGGTTTGAAGTGTCTTGTGTCAGGAGCGGTCGGTCGAGCGTTTGCCCACGGGCGCTGTCGTCGTAAGAGTGGTACTGAGTCAGGAAAGCGGCTACTAAGCCCATTGCATGGGCGGCGCCTGCCGGACGTTCAGCTCCCGCGCCGGATGTGATTGTATGGAGTGGGTCAGTCATTGGGTGTCCCGTGGCACCCCCGCGGAACTTGGTAATATGCGGAATGACAATTCCCCATCCGTTCTTCGCTGTGACCGTTTGGAGTGGCTGATCTATCTCTTGGCCTCTGAAGGCATCGTCTTTACTATGGTTGACCTTGATCACGAATGGCCGCGGATTATCAAAGACGAACTTTTGCAGTCCTCGGGCGATTCGTCGCATAGTGTTCTCGGCCAGCGGTTTCTTGCGTTCAAATATGCTTGGGCATGGAAGCGACCAGTCGATGATTTCCGCTGCCGTCCTCCACGGCTCCAACTTACCGGATTTAACCTCCTCGCTCTCTGGGTCGCCATGCGTCGGTTCCGGCCAGACAATCGTTCGGCCATCCCGCCGAGCTACAAGGAACAGGCGCTTGCGGATCGTCGGCGCACCATAGTCACAGGCTCTCAGCTCTTTCCATTCAACTCGGTAGCCCTGCCGCCGCAAGGCATTGACGAAGCAGTTAAACGTCCTACCCTTCTGATCAGGATCCGGATACCCGTCTTTCATCAGCGGCCCCCAGGTTTTAAACTCCTCAACATTCTCCAGCATGATGACCCGCGGCCGGACTGTCGCCGCCCACCGGACAGCTACCCAAGCGAGCCCGCGGATGCCTTTCTCTACCGGCTTTCCTCCTTTGGCTTTGCTGAAATGTTTGCAATCAGGTGAGAGCCAGACCAGTCCCACTGGACGCCCGCCGGTGACCTCCCGGGGATCAACATCCCAGACACTTTCGCAGTAGTGCTCCGTCTCAGGATGGTTAGCTCGGTGCATGGCGATCGCTGCGGGATCGTGGTTAATGGCAATGTCTACGCTGCGCCCGGTTGCCAGCTCGATCCCTGTAGAAGCTCCCCCGCCGCCGGCGAAATTGTCTATAATGAGTTCTTGTGGCGGTATCATTTGTCCAATCCCTCCTTGGTGGGTTATGGAGCCAACTTGTCAGCAACAAAGAAATTGCCCCATTCATCACGTTTCAAATGCTCGTCCGTTGCTTGTCTTACCAGCAGCTCTTGGCCGCATTTCCGGCAGCTGACCGTTTTCTGGTCTTCCTTGATATAGTCATTGGATCTATCTCGGCATTGTGGATTTTTGCACCAGTAACGGAGTTTGTAGTGTGGAACTCCCTCCTTATTTTTGATCCCGGTTTGATACCACTCGGGCTCTTCGGGTGGAGCATCTTGCTGCGGAACGACCCCAAGCATTTCGCCGATCGTCGGGCTGAGTGTTCTAGTCGAATTGATTAAATCAGGCTTTTTGATCGGTGATTCAGATTTTTCCGGAGATGCTATTTCACGTTGACTACTGCGATTCGCTAGCGGATGCTTCAGAGGTAGGATAACCTCTCTTTCATCCAGTTCCTTTGGACCTTTTTTAATAGTGATCTCAGGAGAATAGGTGACGCCCTGGGTCAGTTCCTTCACAGCCCCCATGAGGTTGAAGAAACCTTTGATAACATCGGATTTATTGGCCTCCGTAGCATCCGAGATTAAGAGTGTCCCTTGTGCCTTTTCGGTTTGGACGTTCATTTTAATCGACATATGAATATCCCCTTCACAATGAAATGTAGTTGTTTTAACCGTTCACTTTACCTTCTTCTGATAGACAAGTGCGAATATATTGCCGTGCTTTCGTCTGACGGCTCTCGCCCCTTTTGAAGCGCGTTCTGTAGGTGTGTAAAGCCGTCTTGTCTTCGCTTCCTCTACTGTCCACCCGCAATCCCTAACTCTTTTCCGGAATGTCTCGTACGAGATGCCGTTGCGAGCGGCTTCCTGGATGTCCTCGGGTTCAAAGAGCTTAGTTCTGTAGTTGTCTAGATTTTTGATTATTTCCTTCGTGCTCATAACTGGTTTCGTCGCTGCGTCTTGCTTTGACCAACCACGGTAAACTCTTTTGAAATACAGTCTCTTCGAAATGCCGTTCTTAGCAGCGATAGCCAGCCATTCTTTATGGGTGGATTTCTTCCGCGGCGGCGTAGCGATCGCGCGATCCTTACCCCATCCAAGACCACGAACTCGATGATTCATGAGATCCCTGGAGACTCCATTTTCCGCAGCTTGTTCATATTCCGCTGGAGTAATGTAGTAATCGTATACCTTCACGGATCTACGCCTCCTCCTCTACTGCGGCAGCCAAAGCCCATTTCGCGAACTGTCTTCTTGATACCACCGACACTGCCCCGGGGTGTCTGCCTTTAATACAAATGAAGTGGATGTTATCGTAAAAATCCTTTCCGTCCCATCCAGACCGAGTATCCGTTACTTTTCTCAGCGATCCGCCGTTGCCGACATAGGTCTCTCCAGCCTTAATTTCTGAAGGTTTCAACTCCGCAACCTCCTTCATTTGATCAAAATAAGAACGACTGTTCTGTCATATGGATGTGACTGTCCGCCGCCGCAGGCTTCCCCCGGCGTTTGGTCGTTTTTGATTTTTTCTTCTTCGTTTTCTCGTACTCTTTGTATCCATCCGGATCGATGATGGACCATATGACTTCTCGCTGGTACTCCAGAGGGTAATCATCCAGCGATTTCTCGCCGTTTCGGACCCGGTACACCGCCTCGCCGATCTTGGCGATGATATATGCGTCGACCACATCATGCAACGGATTGCTGTAGCCGAAATGCTCAAGAGCTGCCGCGGCCATTGCCTTCTTCTTGGCTGCCCCTTTGAGGGGCTGCTTACTTCCAGGCTCACCGATCCAGTTGCTCACCTTTACGAATTTCTTGACTGCAAGCGGAGCAACTTCGTCGAAGGCCAAGCCCTTGCGCGTGATCATACTCTCGAGGCCGCCATGGATTTTTGCTGTTGTAATCATCATCTGAGTGCCGTTCGCTATACCTTCTTTGATGACCACATCTCCCGGTCGAAGAATGCTGTAGAGTTGATTTTCGAGAGACACGCGCTGCTCCTGGGTTATCCCGCCTGGAGCCGACTTTCCTTTTCCCTTTAAAACAGCTTCGCGGATGGGCTGGCCGTCGGCATCCAGAATGACAACTCCGGTATATGTGGCCGGATCAATGCCGACGATTCTCATTTCGCTTCCCGGCTCCAAGGAATCCGCCAGGATATTTGGTTGTACAGATAGCGCTGATAGGAATAGATGTTTCGGCGGTAATAAGTGTCTGTCTCAATCCGTATCCCCTTTAGATGATCGTCGCATAGCCCCACCAGGGCCCACGTTCCAGTGGCGCTGTGATCACATTTCGGAAATTTACATCTTCCCATCTATCTCGCCACCTCCCAGGAACGCTGCCGGGCATACTCATTGATTTTCAAGAGATGATCATAATTGGCACGCGCAATCACATCGGCGAGTGTTTTTGTAGCCTCCCCGGGTGGCAATACCTCCCGCGCCTGTTGCCGAATCATCCCGACCGTTACCTGCAGTACATCCAGCAGCTCGCTGAGCATTCGGCGCTGATCAAAGTCCGCAGACTCGATTTCGTCAATTAGCTCGTTCGCTTCCTCCTGAAGCTTCACCCGCATGTCCCCAGGCTGGTATCCTCGGATCGGGTAATCCAGCACCGGTATTGCAATGGTTATATATTTCATTCGTTTCCCCTCACTTTTTAATCATCGAGCCAATCCATCAGGCTCTTGTTTGGTGCCGGCTTTTCTGGCGGTGCTGTTTCCGGCTCCGACCGTTCTTCTACTGCTGGCGGGCTCGCAGTCTGCTCCAGAACTGATTCCTCCGGCTGCTCCGACTCAGACTGTTCGGGGTCACCGAGTTCCTGCCACGTCCAGCCGAGGCTCTCGTATTGCTCACGTAGGCCAGGGAACTTCCTCACCATCTGCCCCCGCCGGTAATACTGCACAAGGTCTGCAGTCCGGTCATAGATCGCCTGTACCCGAGACTTCTCTTCAGGACTCATCGGGCTTAGTGGGTCATCCAGCTGCGCGGCCATAGTGACAAGCCCGCTGAGAGCCTTGTTATATTGCTCATCGTTTTGAATGAGTTTGCTCATGCTGCCTCACCTTCTCCGCCAGCTTTTCCTTATCTTCCTTGCTCAGGTTGATAAAACGCCCGGTTTTTCGATCGAAGACCATCTCCACCGTTGCCGTCCCGATCTTACGTCCCTTAGCTATAATCAATTCGATGATTCCTTTCCGAACTGTGTCCGGGTAGTAATAGTCGTCCCGATACAGGAACATGATGATATCTGCGTCAAACTCGATATTTCCAGATTCCCGAAGGTCGCTCATCATCGGCCGTTTGTCTTGGCGCTCCTCGCACTTCCGGCCCACGGAGCTGATGGCGATGACCGGCACATCAAAGGTGCGGGCGATCTGCTTGAGCTGTTTGGATACGTAATTCACCCGATCTGCGTTCTGGCTGAATTTCTTCTCAGTCTCGATCAGCTGCAGGTAGTCGATGTAAACGATCAAGTTCTTGTGCTTCTTTTTCATAGCCTTAACCTGCCGACGGATATACTCTACGGTCATCCCGGGAGTATCATCGATGTAAAGAGGCAGGTTGTCGAGAATCTCAAGCGCCTTGCTGTAGCTATGCCAATCATTTTCCGTCAGGCGTCCGGCACGGATTTTCTTGCTGTCGATCCCGCCAATGGTGCAGACAAAACGCTCTGCCACGTCCAAGCCCGACATCTCTGCTGAGAACAGTACCACGGTATAACCATTTTCCGCCGACGACCTGGCGTCGTTTACAATATAAGCCGTCTTGCCGATACTCGGCCTCGCGGCGACGATCATCAAATCATTTTTTTGGTGGCCGCCTGACAACTCGTTGAAATCATCGCTGACTGATTTGGCCCCGGTCAGTCCGGCCCGGCTGCCGCGTGCCATAATCTCCTTGTGATGTCCGTCCAGAACGTCGGACATTTTTTTCATTCCATCAGTGATTGTTTGCCCTTGCAATTCTTCCAGCCGCTCAAGGCTTTCACGGACAGCGCTGAGATTCAGCTTGCCTCCGTTTAAAACTTCGCGCATTACACGGGCTGCTCGATTCTCAATGCTCGTTTCTCGGACGATCTTTTGATAGTGATCAAAGTTTGAAGTCGATGGGACTGAACCCCTAAGCTGCATTAGATAGGTCAGTCCGCCAATATTGGAAAGTTGTGCCCCCCACTGCTCTGCAAGCAATACAGGGTCAAACGGGTCCTTTACCCCCGGTCTATTTGATAGATGTTCATGCGCCCAGCTCAAGGCTTCAAATACCAACCCGTTATTGCCTTCTGGGTCGAAGTCATCCGGCCGCAGATAGCAGTCATCAAGCAGGTCTGGATTCTTCAGGATGGAGCCGAGTACGGCCTGTTCTGCCTCAAAACTCATTTCCGGCTCACCTTCTTCCTTGCAAGCGTCTGTTCAAGCTTTAGGCGTATATGCTCCGGCATCGGGACGGCCTTCTCGTTGTATTCGGCTAGGGCCAAGCGATCAGCTTCTTCTTCAGCTCGTTGAAGTTCGTAAAACGAAGGTTGCCGTTGCTTATTTTCACGAATTAAATCCGCTGGAGTAGGCGGGAAGCTATTTGTCCGGAAATGAGTCATCAGATTTCGCTTCGCATCCTCGATCGGCGTATCCTGAAGCACCATATACCAGACATCAATCTTCGCCGGGTCCTCAACCTCGAAATTCTGGTAAACGTTGGTGATCAACTTCATGAGTAATATCACGTCGCTGCGTTCCATCCCGTCCACCTTCCTTTCGTAGTTCTTGGTCTAAAATAGAGTTCGCTCTTTGTGACTTTGTAGGGTAAGATCCATTGCTCGCCTTCCGAGTCACAACATCCAGCCGCTGGTTCAGATATTTAGGAAACTTGCTCGGTCTAAAGAGGGTCTCATAGTCCAGGTATTTCTCTTTATCCGTTCCGTACCATTCGGCATGTTTAACATCTATCACATGAATGCAGTCTTCTTTGCTGTACCCCTCGTGTAAGCGACCAAGAATGTACTTCATTGTTCCTGGCGTAGCTTTGTATCGCTTGCCCATTTTTTCGTTTAGGTAAGCAATTACTTCCCTTGCAATGGGTTCGTGATTTTTCGCCATATTATTAAAACCTTCTCCTTTGTAACCTTCTTCTTTAATACCTTCTTCTTTCATTGGTTGCTCTGCTGGTTGTTGTGCTGGTTGCTCTGAAAAATCCTGCTGGTTGCTTGTGCCCGAGAGCCCTTGTCCTGTCTGAGTTTCTGCTGGTTGCTCTGAAAATTTCTGCTGGTTGCTGTGCTGGTTGTTCTGCTGGTTGCTCATTTGAATGATTTCGGGCTCATATTCGAAGGAATAAACAGTGAATTTGCTGTGCCTTTGGGTCTGTTTTATGAACCCTTCATCAATGAGTTTTTTGATCAGGGTCTTCAACCGTTGCTCGGATATATCTAGCCTCCGACTCCAACCAGGGCGACCAAATATGAATTCTTTTTGATGGATCGTGACTTCCAGCCCGTCGATCACGCGCGTCTCAGGCTTGTCTGAATAACGGGCCAGAAAGTACATTTCACAGAAAACCATCCAGTAATCTTTATCACGCCTGAGCCAGTGATTCTGAAGCTCCCTTCCAATCGGGATAAACCCGCTCATGCCTCCTCACCAACGTTCAGGTTAATATTTCTTCTGCACGCTCCACGATCCGGTCGGCCAGTCGGTGCACTTCTTCCTCGTCTACGTCCAGGCTGCCGATCCAGTTAAAGATTAGTTCTTCGACTTTGGTGTGCAACTTTTCGGATGGTGTCTTCTCAATCGTATAGCCGTTGACCAGGGCATTCATCAGGAGTTCGCAGCCAGCCGTATATTGGTTAGTATCCAAAAAGGTAAATTTCCGAAGGACCCGCAACGGACCATGCCAGCGGTGATTTTTCACTTCTGAAATATGGTCAATAAAGTGCATGATACCGAATCCAGACAAGTCTGCATTTCTCAAATCTTCAATCGCCTCAGCCACTTCCCGCGGCAACTCCACCTTATGCACGTCCATTGCATCATCGACCTCTTGCTGTAGCCTAAGCTTTTCGTTCTGGAGCTCAACGATCTGCCTCTTCAGGAGTTTGTTTTGCTCTAATGCCGCCTCGTTCAGTTTTTGAAGCTGTTTATACTCCTCGGCTGTATATACATTTTTGTAAGATTTCATCTAAACCACCTCCAGGTGATAATGTGTTCCTGCTTCAAATCCGCGCTGCCGGAGTGCCATCTTTACGGTCATCTCCGCCAGCTGCGGAGTGTTATTCTCGCCTGATAAATGAGTCAAGTATATTCGCTCACCGCGGCCCCGGATCAACCGTTTCAGGACCTCCGCCGTCTGCTGATTACTCAGGTGCCCGATATCGGAGAGGATGCGGGCTTTGATGCTGTCAGGTCGGTTGCACATCTCGACCAGGTCGGGATCATGATTCGCCTCGATCAGCACGTAGTGGCTGCCTTCCATCATTTCTAGCATCTCCTCCGTCCACTTCCCGGTGTCAAAGAGAACGCAGCATCGATTCCCCTCATCATCCTCTACCGCGTACCCGACTGGCTCATAGGCATCGTGGTAGGTTTGAAAAGGATACACATGGAGGCCGCCGAACTCGATCATCTCGTATTTTCCCCACCGGGTTTCCGCCGTCCGCCGCAGGTCCTCGTCTACGCCGGATATCCCTTTCCACTCTCCATCCGTCGCCCATACCGGGATCCGGAATTTGTTTGCGAGAGTCAGCCCCTTGGTGTGATCGTTGTGTGCGTGGGTGATCATGATCGCCGCAATGTGATCCGGCCGGATACCGACTTCCAGCAGCCGCTTTTCGATCTTGGTCTTCGCGACGCCGGCATCAATCAGGATGGTCTTGCCGCCGGTGGTGACTGCCACGCAATTCCCAGCACTGCCGGAAGCTAATATGTCCACTTTCATATCGCACGCTCCCTCTTTAATCGTTCCTGCCACTCCCGATCGTGCGGGCACCCCTTGGCCGGCTCCTCGTAGTACCGGCGCCCGAGAACGAACGAGACGAATTTATCCGTGGTCTTTTCGTAATACATCCCGTTCAGGACTTCCCGGGCCGGAGCCGGAGGGTCAATATGGTCGAAAAGGTCGAGTTGCACGGGTTTGCTTTCGCTTGCCATTTCGTTTCCCCTCCAGTCCTTCTTTGCATGTGCTGCATACTCGCAAGTCATGGAATTGCTTCTCATGACCCAGATTGATTTCCTTACCGCATACCTGGCAGTCCGGGCACCGCTCATAGACGATTACCTGCTCCATGGCTTATTCCGGGAGTGTGTCTTCTGCCTGCTCTGCTGCTTGAATCTGCATGTCCATTATCTTGAGGTATGCCTTCAGTTCTGCCTCCGTAGGCTCGTCACCCTTAACCTTGCAGTATTGCTGCATGTGCGCGCCCATAGCTTCCTTGTCCGTAAGCCCCAGTTTCTTGTAGTTAGCCTTGACCTGAGCTTTGAGTGCTTTCATACGCGCAGCAGCCTCGTCATCCTGATTCACGCTTTCTGTTGTTTCTATCTTCTCGACTGGCGGGGTAACGTCTTTCCGCGTTGGCGGATCATACGTCGGGGCAGCGGATGCTGCGTTCATTGACTCCATGCTCTCCTCGACCACAGCAGCTATGTCGTATTGAGCTTTGATAGCTCGGATTCCCACATGCTTCTTGAACATATCAGGGTCGATCGATCCGTCATCAAGCTTCCAGAAACTCGGATTTTTCTTGACCCATTTCTGAACCTCGCTGGCATCCATAAGCACAATTACGTTCTTTTTCCCTTCTCGCTTAGCAATGGAATAAGCTCCGACTGCCTTGCCTCGCGGGAATTTAATCTTGTGCTTTACGCTGACAATGATGCCCTCCTCGTCCGTTTCCGCCTCGAAATCATCGACCTCGTTTTCGCAAATGACTTGATTGTATACCCCTTGGTAACCCTCCGATTCCTGTGCTTTCGCGTGGTAACCCTCATATGCGATTCTGATATCAATCGTGTCACCGTACGGGATAGGGAAAGCATGTTTTAACGAAGGATCCAGCCCCATCCGCTTCATCTGGTACATAAAGAGGTTGAACTGCGGGATGGTCAGTTTCTTGCCGAGTGTTTCTTTCATAGTCATAATCTCTGGGAGGCCAAACTCCCCAATCGCTTGAAGCTGATTAATGTTTACATCAGGTACTTCCTGAATCTGAGTTTCTTTTGCCATATGATAAGTGCCTCCTAAGCGTTAATGATTTTTAATGGTTGGTCTTCAACGACTTGGCAAGTGATCAGCTGGCCGCGCGGGGCCTTGTAGCGAGTCACGCTCTCCTTGTTGTCGATAAAACAAGGGGCGATCCAGTCGCTTTGCTGACTGATAACGTCCCGGACTTCCAGCCCTGCCCGGATGCTTTCCGACAGTGAGAATTGTGTCGGCGTCTTGCCGTCCCGATCGATTACAAAATCCGGTCTAATATCACCGTTCTTTTGCTCTTTGAAGAGCCGGATCGTGAGCGTCTTGAAAAGGCCCTGTACCTTGGCCGCCTGCAGCTCTGCAGCCTTTGCCTCATATGCTTTGATGGCATCAAGGATAAAGATGGATTCGTTGCGGCTCTCCAGCGTCGCGGCTTCGTGAGCTCGTGCCTTTTCGAGATCGGCTTGCAGGCTTTGGCGCCGGTTGTACCAGCCAATCGTGTCTGCTGTCGCGTCTCTACGTTGCTCCAAGGCACGCATCTGTTCCCAGAGCTCGGACACGTCAACCAGTTCCACCGCGGCCAGCTCCGCCTCGAGTTCCTTACGGCGAGCGACCAGCTTGTCGTGCTCTTCCCGCAGCGGCATCTTCCGCTCTTCCTTGCTCGCTTCGGCCGCCGCCTTCGCCGCCTCGTCAAACGGCCGCTTACAGGTGGAGCATTCCTCTGCGATCTCTTCGCCGTGGACCTTCATGTATCGGGCCTTGGCAGCTGCAATCTGTTGCCGGACATTTTCGAGCGTCCCCTCAAGCACCGCCTGCTTCCGTTTAGGCTCGTCAGCCAGCTCGATTTTGGCATGGATAGCTTTGACCTGTTTGACCAGTTCAGCGTCTTCCGCCTTGATCGCCTCGATATCGTCCGGTACTTCTGGGAGTTGACGGAGCTGTTCCTCAAGTGTCTCCGTGCGGCCTTGGGCCTTCTTATGTGCTGTGTCTTTGTCGTTCTTATTCTTCTTATGGATCTCCTCAAGCTGTGGCAGCGTGTGCTTTTTTACCAGCTCGGCCAGCTTCTCGGCTTGAGGGTTCAATTTTATGTCCTTTAGTTTTTGGTCCGGGCTCGTCCGGCTCATCTCCGCAAACACTTCTTTTTGAGTGGGCGGCGTCGAATATCGGAGCATTAATTCACGCTGCCTTTCCCAATGAAGCGAAAAGAAGTACAGGGGATTGAACAAGGCCAGGAACAGATCCTTATCAATCAGCGATTTGACGATTTCCTCGAAATCGCTCGCCTTGCTTGGCACGTCATTGATGTAATAGGTCGCCTTCCCCTTCTCAATCCCGCGACCGAATTTGAGCAGCTTGCCGTCAACCTCCAGCAGCGTTTCGGCCATGACATGGTCGTATTTGTAATTCGTAGGAGTCGGGTCCATCTTGCCGCCGAAGGTGTCCGTGCCGTACAATGTCCATGTAGGGATCTCCAAAATACTGGATTTACCCACTTCGTTATCCCCCGTGATCTTGGTCAGGTCGCCAAACTTAACGCATAGATCACGGTGGGCTTTAAAGTTGTGGGCTTTGCCCTCGATTAACTTGAATTGACTCATGGTTTACCTCCAAGTTATATTTGCGTTCCAAAATCCTCATCTCGCCTTTCAATACTTTCCTGCGATCCGGATCCGGTTCATCTAGGAACCAGTCATAGAGGAATAGCAATCTGTCGATGTCCTTCTGGGTTTCAGGTGTCAGCGATTCACGGAAGCTGCTGAACAGTTCACTCGATGATCGCATTTCTCAAATCTCCGCAAGCTCTTGATCGAGCAGTTTTATTTCATTGTGGATCTCTTTCAAGATTGATTCCCTCGCTCTATAAGCAAGTTGTTCAAAATGACGTTTCTCAATAGTGAATCCTCTACCGCTGTTATCACGGAGCTCGATGTTTGATTTACCTTCGCTAAACTCGATGAAATGCTTAAGCTCCTTGATTTTCGCTTGGATGTTCCGAGCCTTATCAACCCGTTCACCCATGTACTCCAATGTCTTCTGATCTATGTGATATCCTCGCTTTCGCTTGATTTTATTGACCGTTCATTTCGATTTCGGCCGCCTTCTCCTGCAAACTCTTCAACATAGATGGGATGTTCAATCGGCTGATGATGTCTGCAGACAACTGTTCACGCAGGTTCTTCTCCAGGGTGCTAAGCACGGTGTTTTCCGCCTTTTGTCTAGCCTCGGAAATAAGCGCGGATACTTTCTTTTCGAGTTCCTTGCCTAGAATGTCTTTGGCGAAATACTCGAAAATCGTATACTTGGCATCCCGTTCATAATCAACTCGTTTCCCGTATTCATCGAGGGATTTTCTTTGCAGGAAGTTATCGAACTGATTACCGACATATTCAGAGAGCGAATGATATTCCACATCTGAACCCCAGGTGCTTTTTTTGACCGGGATTTTCAGATTCTGCAGCCTTTCTTGATACACAGCCACCAGGTACTCATTTGTTACTTTGTCAGCGGCTTCGGTTATCTTGGATTCGAGAGTAGCCTGCACTTGTTTCTCAACCTTCTGGATCAAACGATCTTGTAACCCACGTACCACCTCGTCTCTTATCGCATCCGAAACGCTCCCAGAATCTGAATCCAACCAATCCAATTCCAATTCAACAGTCAGCTTACTCATTGCTCTATCTCCTTTTTTTGGGCTCAAAGACCCGATTTTGGCAAAAAAATAATAGGCTTAGTCTTCAGCGACTTCTTGCCATTCCACGATTACCGGGCAGTTCTCGATGCTGACGATGATTTTTTCATTCTCATCTACCACCCAAAACTCCGATATGTTTTCGTCCCCAACCTGCTTAATCTCGATGACTTCCCGCCCATTCACTTCAGTACCTACTTCAAAGATTCTTGTCGGGTTACTAACCACCGTCAGCTTCTGGATCACTTGCATTGTCTTGTTCACCTCCCTCCAAGGAATCTATCATGCTGTCCTCCACCTGCTGCTTGTACGCATCGAGTGCGTCTGCTTCGGGGGTACGTTTGATTTGCTCACCCCACAGTGTTCGTGAAAAGCGATCGAGGTCCATCTTACATAGCCTCCTGTAAATACCTGCGGTCACCCCAGAGCTTCAGCAGCTCCAGCCGGCATCTCCGATATTCGGCGCGGGCGTCCAGCGCTTCCAGGTATCTACGCTCAGCCAGCATCTGGCGTTCGTGCTGCAGAGATTCGAGCATTTTCTTTCGAAGGTAATCCTGTTCGTTCAAATTGATGTTTCTCCTTTCAATTCACATACTTGCTATAGATCGTGGTGGACACCGGAATATCCAAATCGAATTTCTCTTTCAAACCCATAAGGTTTACCGTGTCATCCAAGACCTCCTGACGGACCACCAACATATCTGGTGTCATCTGTTCCTTTTTGATCATCTTGGGATGACCATATCTGCTGGAAACTGCCTTGTTTGCAATCGTGTTCGCTTTGATGAAGTCCACTCGTACCGGGTTTCTCAGGGAAGCTTTTAGCTGCTGCATGGCCTCCTTCTGATGCTCCTTATCTAACATGCGGAAGATTTGAAATCCTTCAAGGCCGGTTAATTTGCGGATGTCCTTCAGGACTTGCTTTACCCATTTCTTAAAGTCCTTTGCCTCATCACGTCTGCTATTAAAGACTGCTTCATATATCCCCGATTCGGATATCATCCTCATTTTTTGCTTACCGCCAAGGGTGTCCATAATGTGGACATCCTTCTCATCCGGATCTAGTGTCCTAAGCATATGCGGGGTGTGTTTGTAACCCAATGCTATTGCTATATCAGCTGCCACAGCCCACCATTCACCAGGCACTTTTTCTACAAATCGGATCTCATGACCTAGCCAGTTTTCAACGCGGATGTTCATCGGACTCTCTCCTTTCTCTCATTTCAGCAGCCAGCAAACGCCGACAGACAAACAGTAGATTGAGAAGCAGCCATGCGATGATGATCAAAATGATCTTCATTGAAGCACCTTTATACCGGGGACATCACGCTCGATCATGGCGATCTCCATTCGTACAAAGTCGATTCGATCGGGAGCGACGCAACCGCTGTTCAAGAAACTGTGGAGAGCATTGTAGTGATCGACAACTTCAACCGGGATATTGTTAACCTGATTCATGCGAACTCCTTCTCTCTCTTATATTCTTTTGTGTCATTTGACACATCGTCTTCAAAAAAAATATAATCAAATATTTTCTTTCCGAAATGAACCATTAAACCAGACCATACTGGGCCGCTGGGCTCCCTTTTGTTGTTGAGTACACGAGACATACATGAAGGGGACACTCCTACCTTGGCAGCCATTTCTGAGGTGTTTATGCCTTTACGTTCCATGTATTCCTGGAGTTTAGTCGTGTCGAGATTAGCTTTTCTATTCAATGTCCTCACCTCCTATCGTTTTGTCATTTGACACAATTAATAGTACTAGATTTGTGTCATTTAGCAAAACCTGAAATATCTTCATATTTACGCATAACCAAACGTATTTTCGTATTTTTGTCATTTGACACACCCTTCCCTTAGCATTCCTTTGCTTTTTGACAAATTACGTGTATAATTACGTTTGTCAAACGGAAAAATACTTGAACTACACATATAAACTTGGAGTTTGGAGGAATGGAACTCATGAATAATTTTGGTCAATTCATCAAATCAAAGCGTGAAGAGCATGGGCTAACTCTAAGCGAGGTAGCTGAAAAGTCTGGAATCAGCCATTCTCATTTATCCAGAGTTGAAAGTGGAGATCGGAATCCTCCAAAAGCTCCTGTACTAAAAAAGTTAGCAAGATCATTAGGAATTACTTATCCAGAGATTATGATTGCAGCAGGGTATCTAAACAAAGAAGATTATGAATTAATAGATATGTATCAGGAGGAGGAAAAACTCGAGGATAGATTAATTCAACTTGTGAAAAATGTTGTGAATGACATGAATGAGTTTCCGACGAAGTATCACAAACAGATATTCTCGATATTTGGTGGATATGCCGCTGATATAGCATCTGTTACAAAGGGATCATCGTTTAGAAGCACCAATGACTTTGATGATTGGTATTACGATTATATACATTCAGAAGAGGACCAAATAACTGAATCTGATAAAGAGATGGCTGTCGAGGAATTTAATAGGTTCTATAATTACAATACAGTTAAAAAAGGAATTGAAAATTTAAAGGATCGTACCTTTACGAAAAAAGGCTTATCAGATTTCTGGAATGAACTAATTATTTTTTGTGCTAAAGAAGGTATCAGTATTCCATTCTTGAATAATGAAATCAAAGAAAGCCCTCCCTCTTATAATGCAGAGGTAGAGCTTTATGAAAAATCATTGGAACTTTCAGACGAAGAAATTAAAGAAGCATTCTCCTTTAAGGTTGATGGTCAGGAATTGACTGATGAGGAATACGCTCGGATGATCGCCGCTGTACGAGCTGAGCGTCTTTATCGTGAACAGAAGAAGAACATTTGACAACATTTATTAAGAAGTCAGGTTCTCTACCCATGATCACAGATAACACCTTAAGATTAATTTCTTTTCGAATAAGTCATCACTCCCTGGATGTAATAAATTTCCGTCAGCATCGATTTAAATTGAGTATATCACCCCTCGAACAAAAACGCGAACAAAAACACGAACGTAATATGTCTAAAATTTGAACGAAAGGAGTTAACCGATCTTGGCGTTCCTACTCGGGGACTGCCTGCTACAAGATCGACTTGATGACAAGGGAATTACGCAAGCGGAGTTCGCTAGACACATGAAGTGCTCGCGTTCATACGTTAGCCAATTGATATCTGGCGAGGCAAAGATGTCTCTTACATTCGCAATTAACGCCGCATATTTCCTTAATTGTCGTGTGACCGATCTTTATGTACTGAAATGGGACAGTAGCAGGAATGAGTAGTTAATCTACTCCTCCCCGAGTAAAGTGTTAAGTAACACTTAACACTCACATGTGCTTCCTACATTCTAATTCTTTCCTTTTGACTTCGCTGTCGCAAAGTGTCGAATGCCGAATTTGAAAATTAATCCAGCATCACCTCCTTTCAGTTTTTAAATGAAAAAAGGCCGCTACAATAATCAAGGGAAGGTTGAGTATCACCATCTCTTCAAAACACTAATGCTCAATAAAGTACAGTTCTAAACTTTATTGAAATAGCGTTTTTTTTAATTGAGATGATTACTTTAATACTGCTCAACACTTCTTAAACTTGATAATTGTAGCGGCCTTTGTTATACCACTATATTGAATCTAATTTGATATTTGATGCCCCTGTACGGCTAGGGGTTAGATTTATCATTAACAAAGTATGATATGTGCAACATAATAACACATTCCAGAATCAGGAATCAATCCCCAATCTCTTTTTCATCCCATCAACACTGTCCTGGAACACTCTGAATGACCTTCCTGCGGTACGGTAACTGCCGGCGCCAGCCCCGACGATCCACACATACGGGAATACCTTTTTGGCCGCCGGCTGCCACGCCTCCCGTTCCCATTCCCCGCTAAGATAATACTGCTCATATCGGTTCAGCTTCTCCTGCATGACCTTATCAGTAAATGTTGAGCGCTGGATCTCCACAAACCACGGTGCTCCCTTCCAGATGCAAAACACATCCGGCTCCGGCCGCCCCTTTCCGCCGAGCTTAGGCTCCACATCGAATACCCGTGGCGCCTCCACCTTCCGGATCTGCTTGTAAAAGTCCACGATAGCCAGGAAGTGCCCTATCTTTGCGCTGTCCTTTTTGATGCCCGGCACCGGGAAATAGATGTACTTTCGCCGATCCGTGGCGCAGGTAATGAGGTCATCCCGCCGCAGCCGCTTAAGGACCATGTTCGCCTGAGTGACCGGGTTCTTGACGTTGTAAAAGTGAAGCTCCGCCACATCATCCCGGGTCAGGCAGCGGAATCGTACCAGATCAGCCACGATCGCTCTGTCGCGCGCGTTCACCTTCACAACACCCCTATCTCTATTGTTTCATCATCCTTCGGCCATTCCGGTTCTTTCTGGGCCGCTGTAGGCTCCTCTGTGCGCTTGTAGAGCTCCAGGAGTGTCTTTGCCTTTGGAAGATCGAGATACGGCCCCTGGACGTTCGTCAGGCCGTCTAACTTGAGCACCATTCGCCCCTTTTGGCTCTGCTGGATGTCCGCGGCCTCCCCGCTGCCGATGGTGATCCGGCTATTGATCTCATCGCTATGGCGAAATGCCATCCGGACCGTCAGGTTATTCTTTAATTTACCGTCCAGGACGTCCGCATCCGGCCGCTGCATGCTGAGGATCAAGAACACCCCCAGGGCACGCCCGATCGCGCTGATCTCCTCGATGCCGTCCATCATCTCCCTCTCTTTTTTGAGCAACGCCACCTCATCGATCGCCAGCACGATGTACGGGGGCCGTTCCCCCGCCGGCAGATCATCTATATTCGCCAGGCCCGCCCGGTCCAACAGATCCCCCCGGCGCCGCATCTCCTTCCGGATCTTGAGGACGATCTGGTGCAGCTGAGGAACTTCGACCACCACCTGCCGGGCAACCCCCTTGAATAAATGGAACTCCGACCGCTTCAGGTCCGCACAATACAATTCCAATTTGTCCGCCGCTGTCCGGATTAGAGTCGTAAGGATGGACCGCAGAGCGACGGACTTCCCGCTGCCGGTTTCCCCGGCCACAAGTAAATGCGGGTGCTCCGTCATGTCATACACTACATCCCCTGTCCGGCTCCGTCCGACATAGATAGGCAGTTTGAGTCCTTCTACGGCCCTCTCTACGGCCGCCGGCTCATAATCGAACCGCCGCACCTCCTGGCCGTAAATGTTCAAGGTGAACGTCTTGGAGGAGCCGGATAGCTCGATGTTATCGCCAAAGGTTTGCTCGAATAGCCAATCCCGTTTACGGACCTCCTTTGGATCCAGACCGTTCGGCAGGACAAAGACCACCTGCACGCAATCATGATAAACCGTGACCCGGCTCACCTGGGGATACACACGGAGCTCCTTCCCCTGCCGCCCCCTGCGCTTTAGGCAGATTTCTCCGGCAATGAACAGCTTCCGCATCTTGGTCCGATACATTGAGTCTGCCGTCGTCCTGTAGACCGTCCACGCGCCGCCCAGACAGCCGCAGGCTGCCGCTAACTTAATAATTGCTATCCCACCCACTCCGCTCATTATCATTCGCTTCGCCCCTTTTCGCTCCCGCTCAAAACAAATTCGATTTTTCCCGATAAATCAACGTTTTTGCTCGTACTACTAATGCAATACTACTGCTGTATTTACTAACGTATCTGCAAATGTAGCTACCAAAGCATCAAACATGCACGCCGAAGGTGTGGGCAACCTGCCGCAGGCACTCCCACCAGACCTCAAATGATACATAGGCACAAGCAACGTAACCGGCAATCTTGACGAACATCACCTTGCCACCATGCCCCATATTTTCGAGGACTGTGCTGGAGAAATGTGAGACGACACCGATCCCCAGGATTTTAAATATTGCGGTCAGCTCAAGCATGTTTTCCCTCCTTAGATAAAACCTTCAACGACAAAATCATTCCCCAGCTCCGGAGCCGGCGCAGCCAGTCGGCCGCCGCCGTGCCCGCCGTCGACATCCCGCTGAATCAGCCGTTTGAGATAACCGGACTTATTCGGCCGCTCCTGGACGTGATTGTAGAGCTGCAGCTGGTCAGGGTCGAGCACATTAAATGCCACCTGAATAATCCGGATCTCCTTAGCCATAGACCCTCCTCGCGATCAAGAAGAACGCTTTTACGTTGGCATACTGCGGATCGCCCTCGATCAACTGGATACCAGGGAAGTACGCCCGCAGGGCCTCCAAGACGGCCCCAGCTCCGCCCCCGCATAGGTAAACCCTATCATTAGCCTTCCAGCCCCCGGCAAGCGCCCTGAGAGCGATCTGGCGGGCGAAATCTGCAGGTTTAACGGATCGAAGCGTCTCCATCCCGGTCCCCAGCGTAAAGCTCCCGCGGTCGTTAAACCGGCGATCGATCAGCGTGCCGAAATTGACCGTACCGCTGCCGACATCGATTACCCTGATCACTCCGCCGCCGGGAACCAGGAGGCCCGCCGTCACCCCCTCCGCCGCCACCTCGCAGCGCCGGATGACGATGATCTTCCGCTGTCCGTTCACGATTAGCTCATGCCGACCGCAAAGCATCTCCTTGATGGCTGCCTTCTCTGCCTCCTGATGCGTGCTGATCGGCTGGCCGACAATGATCTGATGCTCTATTCCCTCGCCAAACTGGTGCAGCGCAAGCAGGATTCGCAGGCGGGCATCCGGATGCGCTTTGCTCTCGCCTTTCCGGCTTTCCGCGCATTCACTCTCATGTAGAGCAAGCGTGCCGGCGAATCCCCGCTGGCCTTCGTATTCAAACTCGAAATCATAATCCCCGTGCTGCTGCCGGAGGTTGCGTTCCCGGTACTCCCCGATCAGGGAGGGGAACGCCCTCAGCTGCCGACCGTCAAAAAACTTGGTCATGTAATTGCCTGCATCAATGGCCGATATCAT